AAAATTATTTATTTTGTAATTTAGCGAGTGTGTAGTGGTGATACAAGTGTATTAAACTTATGATCAAAGAAACGAGAACGGCTGGGTTATATCTGGCCTTTTTGTTAAGAACGATTAATACAACCGATCCTATAATAACGAGGGTTGGTAAGCTAAATAAACCAATTTGAATATCGGTCAAACCGAGAAACCGTTTATCTAACGTATCGATTTTATCATTTTGTTCTGGTGCGTAGTATTCTTTTCCTTTATAACCTGGCATTTATTATATATACACAAAAAAAATGTGGTTTCTTATGATACCACTTATACTGTTACTAAAAGATTATTGTAAAAACCCTATAGATAGACTCTATTTTCAGAGACCTTTACGTCCACTCATCGGTATACGAAATTCGGTCGTAGATTTATTTTTTTATAAACCGCATTATTCTGTAGACGATTTTCCAGGCCTTTGGCGGGTACAGAAACACTTTTTTGATATAAAAACCGAATACGACGGGTTACACAAAAACGCGCAAAAGTATTATTTTCACGACCTTGATCCATGGTTCGACCGTAACGAAAAGTATTATTACTATAAAATACACGATTTTCCAAAGTTATACGCATTTTTAAAAACTGTACCATGTGTTGATCATGCCATGATTGCGGTCATGGAAGGGTCAATGTCTATACCAGCACACCGTGCCGAGAGTAATTTACAGTTACGGTACCACTTAACGCTCGAAGGAACAAGTAATCTTACCACGGAGTTTGATATTCATCAACATAAACCCGGTGAAGATGTTCTTTTTGATCACGCACGGTATCATAGTGTTGATAAAACTGATGAACAAAAGCGCGTTGTTCTTATTTTAGATATTAATCGTTTTTATAAATTTCCATATATAAAATAATTCTATCTTTATCCGATTGATTTTCTGCCCAGTGTTTTTTACGAGCATTCATGATTATATGTTTACCATTTTCTTCTGTAACTTCACCTAGATCTATATGATGAAGTATACAGTTTTCTGGACATTTAATACCTAAATGATATGTAAATATATAATCATCACCTACATAATCAACGTGTTCTTTGAGTTTTACACCCCCTTTCATTAATGAAAACCCAGCTACATGTATACCTTCGATTGAAGATAAGAGTTTTGTTGTTTCTGGACATAAGTTACAATTACTTGTAATAAAATTACCATCCCATATAAGTGGCCAACTTACCCATGATTCCTGAACATGATCCTGTCCACCCTTCAACCACCCATATTTACCACCTGTATATAGCATCATAACTTGTTTTAGATATTCGGAACCAACCCATTCACCTTCTTTACGGGGATCGTCTCGTATGAAATTTTCTGGTAATAAATCTACTTCTTTCTGTAAAATATGAACGTGATTTTTTAATTCTTTTAAATGCATTATACCTTATAAATGTTTTCGACACACCGCTTTATACATGTCGTGATCACCAACAAGTTCGAGTTCATCGTTTTGAACAATACGTTTTGTAAATGGTCCGTGTGTACCGTCCATACACTCCATACACATCGCCGATATTTTAAACACTTTATCAGCGAGAGGTACACAGTCTATGAGTTCACCAAACTTTCTCTGTTTATAATCGCCATCGAGACCCGCGAGTAAAATCGTTTTACCCGAATCGAGAACCTTTTCAACAAACGTTTTAAGACCCGTAAAAAACTGGGCTTCGTCTATGGCTATAACGTCAACGTCTGAAAAATCGACTTCTTCGAGACTATTTGTTTTTATACAATCGAAACGAACATTATCGTGGGTGCGTAAAACGTCTTCGGAAGCGCGTGTATCCTTTTTAGAATTTATAACGAGAATACGTTTACCTATAACTTTGTACCGTTTTAAACGTCGGATAAGTTCGGACGTTTTTCCTGAAAACATATTTCCCATAATAATCTTAAGACTCATTTCTAATTATACGTTACACTATTTTAAATGGTTTTAAAGAAACAACTCTTACATTAATAAAAAACATGGAAACACTTAGAATTAAACGATTAACTCTCGAAGCAACTTTACCGACACGCGCATCGCCTGGATCTGTCGGGTACGATTTGTATAGCATGGAAAACATGACGATCAATGCATGTGAACGTGGTATTGTAAGTACGGGTATTTGTGCAACGATCCCACACGGTGTGTATGGTCGTATTGCACCGAGATCGGGTTTAAGTGTAAAACACGGTATTCAAACGGGTGCCGGTGTTATTGATCCGGATTATACGGGTGAATTGAAGGTTATCTTGTTTAATCACGGGAGTGAACCGTTCGAAATTAAACAAGGCGATAGAATCGCCCAATTGATTTTGGAAAAGTGTGAAACACCACTTATTGAGGAAGTCGATGAATTAAAAGAGACAAAGCGGGGCGAACGAGGTTTTGGATCTTCGGGTAGGAACTAAATTAGTTTCCAAATGCGATACCACCCATACCATTCTTAATCCTGAGAATGTTATAGTTGACCGCATACGCGCGAATCATATCAAGGTTTGCATCGGATGGACCATTAATATTTATCTTCGCGTTATCGATTCTCGAAAAGTTCAAGGTACCCGTTGGTTGAGACTTGTTCATGGTAAGACAGAATGGCCATGTATATATTTGTTCCGCATCGACCGTGTTGTTAAGAACCGAACAGTGTCTCGATGGAACAACGTTTCTATGGTATTCGTGTGTCATATTTTCAAAGAGTGGAACACCGTTAATAAACATAGTCGCGTCTGTGAACTTGTATGATGTAACCCCTGGAACGTTATCAACTACAGGTCCTGAATCGTTACCCGCAGCTATGTGAATGGCTTTTACTGGATGATTAAAGTAGGTCAAATCAATCGACGTATCGGAAGCAGACATTGGTTGGTGTTGTGTTTGTGTAATGAGAAGTTCGTGTTCACCGTTTGCAAAGAATTCGCGTTCTTGTGTGTCGAGAAACACGTACGAACCGTATACTTTTGGTCTAGTACCTGGAGTAAATGTACCATTTCTACACTTAATTCTGATTTCAACTTCATGGTATTGAAGACCGACGAGTGGTAAAGATTTCGTCCAATCTTCACTGAAAAAGAATGGAATTATGTAACTATTGGGCGAAGCATTATCGCCACCGTCTTGAGTTGTCATGGCACATGACGCTTTCGCCGAAGATTCGTTATATAAGGTATTGTGTACGGTATTAATGAAAAGTGTATCTAATTTTGTAACTTCTTGACCACCAATCCACAAAGAGAACTCAGTTGGTGAAGTTTCATCCGATGCCACATTATCGGATTTAAAAATTGAGGCATTGTTATTACTACTATTAATATTGGCATTTTCAATCCACACGTAACTCAAAAGATCACCTTTCGATTTGATAGGAATGGAAACTTCGTTTCCCGATTCAAACGTCCCGATATAATCCATACGTTCTGGTTTTATCGAAAAGTTTGTGTGACGTTTATAGTTTTGTCTAAAAAAAGAGACTTGAGGATCGCCTGTGATATAGACGTCCTGGGCACCGACTGAGACGAGATCGATCAAAGCAGCTGACATATTTACTACTATACTATATTAAAAAAATCGGGCGTTAACGTAATAAGATAAAATGGTCGTGTTCCAAGTATTGACCTGGGAAACACAAGACACGGAGGACGAACACTTGATTAGTATTTTTGGTAAAACGAAGGAAGGTAAGTCTGTATGTGTTACGACCAGTTTTACACCGTACTTTTTCCTGAAACTCCCGAAGAAAACATCACAGTTGGACGTTCGTAACTTATATACAAAGATTGATAAAGTATGTCCTGAATGTCTGATAAGTTACGATATCGTTCAATCTAAAGATGTCTGGGGTTTTCAAAATAATGAAAAATTTACTTTCATGCAATTAAATTTTAAGAACCTTGCGGCACGACGTATGGTAAATGGGAGATTAAAGCGTACATTACCCGATGAATCCGTGAAATATAAAGTGTACGAATCAAACTTAGATCCTGTTCTGAGATTAATGCACCGAACTAATATTCAATCGACTGGGTGGATGGATACTGGAGACGCGTGTGTACGTTCACACTTAGCACACGTTAATATAGACCTCTTCTGTAACGACTGGAAAACACTTAAACCGGTTGATATTCCTGAGACTGCACCTTTTATAGTTGCGTCTGTTGATATTGAGTGTAATAGTTCAACGGGTAAGTTTCCTGATGCAGATGTAAAAGATGATGCGTGTTTTCAAATTGCTGTATCACTTACACATTTTGGTTCGGAAGTGCCTTATGATAAAACGTGTTTTTGTTATAAAAAAACAGATTCGGACTTAGACGGGTGTACAATTAAGAGTTACGAGACTGAACGCGAAATGCTTATGGCATTTAAGGAGTACCTTATGGAAAAGGATATTGACATTATAACTGGGTGGAACATATTTGGTTTTGATTTGGAATATATTATGAAACGTGCGGTCATGACAGGGTGTGATCAGACATTCTACGAAATGAGTAAAATGAAAAACCATTCATGTGAACTTGTGTATAAGAAGCTGTCGTCGAGTGCACTTGGTGACAATGATCTCAAGATTTTACCGATGCCTGGGCGGTTTATTTTCGATTTGTTCCACGAAGTTAAAAAGGGGTACAAACTCGATTCGTATAAACTCGATAATGTTTCTAAGTTGTACCTTGGTGATAACAAAATCGATATGCCCCCAAAGGAGATGTTTGCGCGTTTCGTTGAAGAAGATCCCATAAAATTGCGTGAGGTCGCCGAGTATTGTGTTAAGGATACACTTTTACCTCACCGTTTGTTATCAAAATTATCTATACTTGTTAATTTATTAGAGATGGCTAAAGCGACGTGGGTTCCCCTCTGTTATTTAGTAGAAAGAGGACAACAAATCAAAGTGTTTAGTTTGTTAACAAAAAAGGCGCGTGAAATGGGGTTTATGGTTCCAACTATATCATGGG